ATTTCAAGTAGCATATTTGATCCCAATGTTACAATTAATGTAACAGGAAGTCCTTTAACACTATCCATAGGAGCAGCAACAACTTTAGCAGGTGCTCTTGTTAATGTAACAGGAAGTCCTTTAACATTAGCTACAAAAGATGTAATAATTAATGCTGCAGCTAATGTAACTGTTGCAGGAAGTGGACTAACTTTATCTGCAGGAAGTGTAGTAATCACTGCCGCTGCTAATGCAGTTGTAACTGGAAACCAATTGACGTTGAACACAGGAAGTGTTACATTGATTGGTAAAGCAAATGTAACGCCTGATGCTACTCCTTTGACTATAACTGTTAAAGATGCAACGGCAATAACATGGAGTGAAATAGATCCAAATACTAATAGTGTTTGGGTAGAAATAGACCCGATTTAATATGGCATCAACATTTTCAACAAATTCAAAACTAGAGATTATCACAACTGGTGAAAAAGCCGGTCTTTGGGGTAATATAACAAATACTAATTTACAGATACTAGAGCAATTATCTAGTGGTTACCTATCTTTAGATGTAGCCTCATCTGATCAAGCATTAGCATTAGATAATGGAGCAACATCTAATGGTAAAAATTTATATTTTAAATTAACTGGTATACTAGCAGCAAATAGAACTGTTACAATTCCTGATAGTTCAGAAAGAATTATGGTGTTTGAAGATGCTACCACAAGAGAAAGCTCTGCAACTATAAAAACATTAACAATTAAAACTGTATCAGGGACCGGGGTTACAGTGCCTCCTGGAGCAAAACTATTAGTATATTCAGATGCAACAAATGTTAATTTAGGTTTATTAAATAAAGGTTATCTTACAGTAAACTCTTCAACTGTAACTGCTCATACGGCAGTGGCAGGCGAACAAATTTTTGCAATTACAAACACTAACCCTATAACAATCACCCTACCATCAACGGCCGCTACCGGAGATGAAATAACAATCATAGATGGTGGTAACTTTTTTGCATCAAACAATCTTACAATAAATAGAAATAGTCACAAAATAAATGCAGGAACTTCTAACTTAGTTTTAAATGTTAATGGTCAAGCATCAACTCTTGTTTATGCTAATGTAACCGTTGGCTGGGTATTGAAGTCAACTAACCAATAGGAGTAATATTATGGCTCTTGTTGAGTTTCCTTTTGCTCCTGGAATAGACAAACAGGACACTACCGTTGGTGCAGAAAACAGATGGGTAGACTCCGATAATGTTAGGTTTAGATATGGCCTTCCTGAAAAAGTGGGTGGATGGTCTTCATTAGTTTCAGATTCAATAGTAGGTGTAGTTCGAAAACAACACTCTTTTGTTGATCTTGATGGTAATAGATATGTTGCCCTTGGAACAGATAAATTTTTACTTGTATATTTTGAAGGACAGCTTCATGATGTTACACCTTTAAAAGCTACATTAACTTCAGCAACAATTGCAACTGTTAATACTTCACCTACTTGCACAATAACAAAAGCCTCACATGGTTTAGCAGCAGGAGATATAATTTTATTAGACTCGGTAACTTTACCAGGAGGAACAGGTTTTTCTGCTTCTGATTTTGAAGATAAAGTTTTTCAAGTAATCACGGTCCCAACATCAGATACTTTTACTATAACACAATCCTCAAACGCTGGAGGAACGGTATCTACTGGAGGTAGTTTAAGTATAAAACCATACGAGCCGGTTGGACCATCAGCTCAATCATATGGCTATGGTTTTGGTATCGGTAATTTTGGTGGGACAGTATCTGGGGTTGCAACAACAACTTTAAACGGTGCTCTTAATGCAGACACTGCTGGTACGGGAGGATCTGGTACAGCAATAACTTTAACATCGGTTACAGGTTTTCCAACAGGAGGAGGAACAATCGCTGTTGGTAATGAGTTAATAACTTACACTGGGGTAAGTTCAAATGATTTAACTGGTATCACCAGAGGTACGAACGGCACAGCAACAATCGGTACATCAAATGGACAAGCTCATAGCAGTGGTGCCACAGTTACAAACGCTACAAACTTTTCTGGATTTGGTAGTGCAGTAAATGCATCGACTGTAATTTTGGAGCCAGGCCTTTGGAGTTTAGATAACTTTGGACAAGTGCTTGTAGCAAATATTGCAAACGGTAAAACATTTACATGGAACTCAGGAGCTGCAACACCTTTATTAAATAGAGCATCAACTACAACATCTGGTTTTGAAACATCCAATAATCCAACTGCATCTAGAGTTACTTTGATATCACCAACTACACGTCACTTAATACATTTTGGAACAGAGACAACTATTGGAACAACAACTACACAAGATGATATGTTCATTAGATTTTCTGACCAAGAAAATATAAATATATATTCTCCTTCTGCAACAAACTCAGCAGGAACACAAAGGCTACAAGATGGAACTAAAATAGTAGGTGCTTTAAAAGCAAAAGAAGTTATCTTGATATGGACTGATAATGCTTTGTATACTATGAAATTTATAGGTGCTCCATTTACATTTAGCTTTGAACAAGTGGGTACAAACTGTGGACTGATAGGTAAGAATGCAGTTGTAGAAATAGATGGTGCAGCTTTTTGGTTATCACCAAACGGATTCTTTCTATTTGATGGTACAGTTAAATCTCTACCATGTTCTGTAGAAGATTTTGTATTTACTAATTTTGATACAACAAAAGGACAACAAGTTGCTGCAGGATTAAATAATTTATTTACAGAAGTTGTTTGGTATTATCCATCATCAACAGCTACTTTTAACGATAAGTATGTTGTATATAATTACGGTGAATCTGCCTTGACTAAAGTACCAGGAGGTGTCTGGTATACAGGAACAGAAGCAAGAACAAGTTGGATGGATGCAACCATATACCCAACACCATACGCTACAAAATATGATAGCACGGCTAACGGAACTTTTCCTGCAGTTATAGGTCAAGATGGTTTAGGACAGACAAAATATTTTGAACACGAAACAGGGACCGATCAAGTTAATGAAGATGGTTCAACAACAACCGTAACATCGTTTATAAAGTCTTTTGATTTTGATATGCAACAAAGATCTTTTAAAGGACCATCAATAGCGGGTGAAGCATTTGTGGCTGTTAGAAGATTTATACCTGACTTTAAAGATTTACAAGGTAATTCAAAAATAAGCTTAGCAGTAAAAAGATATCCACAACAATCTGATACTACTACAACATTAAGTCCTTTTACTGTAGACTCTACAACAGATAAAAAAGATACAAGAGCTAGAGGTCGTTTTGTAAATATTAAAATAGAAAATGATGCTGCTAGTGAGAAGTGGAGATTTGGAACACTAAGATTAGATATACAACCGGATGGTAGAAGATAATGTCTAAAATAAATATAAGAATACCGGAACCAAAAGAAGACTATGATGTATCAAACCAAAAACAAATTAACAGAGCTTTAACTATTATGAAGGATCAATTAAATTCTACATTTTTAGATGAAGTAAAACAGGAGCAAGAGAGATTCTCTTGGTTTATAAGTGGCTAATATATACAAAAACGAACTAATAGATCTAAGCACTACAGATAATACTACAGTATACACAACACCATCTGATTCTAGGGCCATAATTAAAAGTATAATAGTATCCGAGGACGCTGGATCAGGGTCTACAATAACTTTTACTATAACAAATGCTGCCGCTGCAGTATTTAATTTATTTAAAGACAAAACTATAGCCTCAAAAGCAACAACTGAGCTGTTAACTCACCCTTTAATTTTGGAAGAAAATGAGGTATTAAAGGCACAAGCAGCAGATGCAAATGAATTACATGTTATTGTATCAATATTGGAGATAAATAGAGACTAATGCCATTTATAGAAACAAAAGCTAAAAAAGAAATAAAAGAGATAAACGGTAAACCAACTGTGGTTCTTACACCAGAGTGCGAAGTTACCTTAAAAAATTTAAAAACTGGTAAAGAGTATATGTCAGATGCCGAAGCAGATGAAGATGTAAACAACCCAGGGACAGAAACTAAAAAAGAAGATATTTCTAGAAGTGTAAAATTAACCGTAGAGTCATTACCGATAGGAGGTGATTCAAAAATATAATTATGTCGATATTTAATGCACCAAGTTTTTATAATCAAAGAGATCAAGACATCTATAACCAAGGTTTCTTTTTTCAACCACAAGAAATGTTTAGTGGTGGTGCATTTAAAATACCTGGCGATGGTAGTGTAGAAAACGATACGTTTAGACAACCTATACGTACACTTTTAGATCAAGGCGGCGGTGGTGGAAACAATGCATTTAATGCTTCAGACAATCCTGCTTTTTTAGGAAACTATGGTGATATAGATTTTAATGAACGATATAAATTTAATCCTCAAGAATTTATGACCGATGCAAATGATTTTGGTTTTGGCGTTGCAGATGAAGACAAAGGATTTTTACCATCTTTAAAAAATAAATTAGGAAAAGGTATAGATTTTGGTAAAATGATTGGAGGAGGAATATTAAGTGCGGCTACAGGTATTCCTTTTTTAGGTGCTGGATTAAATGCTCTTTCAAAAAACTTTGAAAAAAGAGAATTGGGAGCAGGGGTTATAGATGAGTTTGGAAACTTTTATGATGAAGATGAATTAAATAGACAAAATGCTTTAGGTGGATATTACACAGACGCTGCAAGATCAGCTAGAAGAAGAACTGCAAGAATTGAAAATATGCTAAGAAGACAAGCTGAAAATAAAAGAATATCAGAAATTAATTTAGCTAGACTTCAAGCACAAGAAAAAAAACAAGAAGCTGCAAGACAAGCAGCTGCCGATCAAATGCAACGAGAAAATGAAGCTGCAAGTAGAGGTGGTTATCAAGCTGGTTATGATTCTGCTTTTATGGATGGTGGTAGGGATGATAGCGGCAATGAAAGAGGTAGAGGCAATGATCCAGATGATAAAGGCGGATCAGATACTATGGGATCATTTGCTTACGGCGGTAGAGTACCATACATGATGGGAGGACTAACAGACTTGGTCGATATATATGATTGATTATAACAATAAAACACGATACAAAGAGAATT